AACGACATCCGTGCTGGTATGTTTGATGTTTATGTTAAGGAAGCTTTGGACGTTGCCGCTATCAGCGGAGAAACCCTCGAACGCCTAAGTCAAATGCTGATGAACGGCCAGAACCCCAACGAGCCGCTTGTGCTCATTGCTGCGGGCTTCTCTACCCAACAAGCTTCCGAATTACTCAAGAAGGCAACTGAGCTACGCGCCCGTATGGCCCCTCAGCAGCCTCAACAACAAGTTTTGCCTTCCGCTGAACAAGCAGCAGGGCAAGCCCCAACGCCGCAGGGCTAATCTCAGCGGTTTCCGTTTCGGAAACAACTGAACTTTACAATCGCGGCTAAATCCATCCCCGTTATCGGAAAGGAAGATAATATGACCGACCAAGCATCCGCGCTGGAAACCAATGACACGTCCCTGAGTCTCGACGACATCCTCAATCCTAAAAAAACTGAGGACAAGAAAGAGCCAGAAGTAGTTGATAAGACTAAGGCAGAGGATAAGCAACCTGAGGCTGGTAAAGAAGAAGATAAACCTTCTGACCAACCCAAAACCGACGAAGCGCTAGAAAAGCTCAAGAAGCGTTTGGAAGATACCCAAAAATGGGGCAACACCCAACGCCAAGCTACTCTGCAAATCATCAAGAATCTGAAAGAAAAAGGTCTGTCCGATGAGGACATCGCTGACACTATCGGCGGTAAAGAGGTCTTTGACAAGGTTCTAAAAGGTTTGCCGATTGAGCAAGAACTATCCAACCCCGTCGCTGTCGTAACCCAAGCGTTCAATTCACAGATTAATGCTGTTGAAGCCGCTTTTAAGGAGTTAGGACACACCGACGAGCAGTTGAAGGAGTTTATGGAAGCTTTCAACACGCTGGCCTACGATGAGCCTGAGCACCGCGATGAGATGTATCGTCGCGCTACCTCTGGTGAAGGCAATGTAGCGGCTTACGCCCTCAAAGTCGGTAAAGAAAAGCTTGAAGAATATCGCGTATCGAAGCAAATCAAGACTAAGGGTGTCAAATCCTTTACTGAGGAGCTTCGTGAGCAGATTAAACAAGAGCTTATAGCTGAGATGAAATCAGTCAAAGATGAGGTTGCAGAAGAACTTGGTAAGTCTAAGGGCAAGCCCAGATTGGTGGGCGGGTCTACACCAACAACTGAATCTAAACCCAACGACTACAAGAGTCTTAAAGACATCTTGGGTATGTAATTAACAAAGGTAATAAAACATGACTGCCTCTTTTGGCACTAACCATGCTGCTACCGTCAAGACCTGGGGCACCGAAGTATTCCAAGAGTATCTTCGCGGCAACACCCTGAGCTTCCTGATGGGCAGTTCTAGCGACGCTCCTATCCAAATCATGGACAAAAGCGGCGAAAAAGGTGACACCTTCAAGTACCACCTGCGCGGCAAAATTGCTGGCGGTGTGTTCGGCGAAGGCCAACTCACTGGTAACGAACAACCTCTGAACGTGTACGTTGACGAAGTTGCTGTGCGTATGGTGCGTAACGCCGTTCGTATGGACGACTGGTACATCAGCAGCGAGAACACTCGTCTCGACTTGGCTATGGAAGCCCGCACTGCTCTTAGCGACTGGTTGAAGGAAACCATCCGCGACGACGTCCTGTACGCTTTGACTGGCACCCCGATTAGCGCCAGCCAACTGGCTAACAGCACTGTGTACCCTGTGGCTCGTACCACTGGCCGTACCGCCGCTCGCGCTCTGTACGGTATCAGCGCTGCTAACTACAACGCGACCGAAAGCACCGCGCTGGCTAACATCGACGCTGTGAACGACAAGATGACGCTGGAAACCATCCGTGTGGCCCGCGACCTTGCCATGACTGGTACGAACCCGATTCGTCCGGCCAAGTTCAAGATGCTGAATGGTGCTCCGAGCGAAGGTCTGGTGATGCTGGTCAACCCGCGTCAAGCCCGCGACCTTGAGCAAGATGCGACTTTCCGCAACACCCGCTTCTGGAAAACCCAAGATGACAACGCTGGTCTGTTCCGTGGTGCCTTCTATAAGGGCAGCGTGCACGGCGTAGACATCTATAGCATCCCTGAAATCCCGGTGCTGACTGGCGTGGGCCAAGGCAGCATCGACGTGGGTCAAGCCGTACTGCTGGGCGCTCAAGCCGCTACTGCTGTGTACCGCCAGCGTCCTGACTTCCGAGTGCGGAAAGAAGACGACTACGGCAACACCTGGGGTCTGGGTGTGGCTGAAGTACGTGGTGAAAAGCGTAACGTGTTCAACAGCACGAACTTCTCTGCTGTGCATGTGTTCACCGCTGCCGTGGCTGACTAAGGAGAGCAAACTATGAAAACTGCTAAAGTTCTCGCTTTGGCTGGTTTGATGGTAATGGGCGGTTTCACCGCCGCCCACGCTCAAGCTATCACCAGTGCTACGACTGTGGCCGCTGAAGCCCCTATGCTTGTGGGTATCGGCGCTACTGTGGCAACGGTGCAAGTGTCGTCCAGCGTGGCGACCAGCTTGACGCTGCAAATCCCTCAACCTCGCACGGTTATTGGTGTGCCTAGCTGCTTGACCTATACGGTCGCTGGCGCTGGCCCCAAGCCGCTGACTTACGCTTATAACTCCGGTACTGGGGTTGTTACCGTAAACAGCAGCAACATGACCAGCGGCACTCTGGCTGTGGACGACCAAGTTCGCTGCACGGCTGTAGTTCGCCCGTAATATAAAGGAATAAGACTATGAGTAAAGCTCAAATTATGCGCCGCGCTACTGCAGTTACCACTGCTGCTGCCGTTGCTGCGCAGACCTACGGTGAGGCTCAGTTTGCCGTCGCCGTGGTAAACCCCTCGACCGAAGAAGATACTGCTAACAGCATGACCGTAGCTTTTGCTGGCACGCTGACTGGCCCTATCGACTTTGTTGATGTAAACATCCGTAACGCCTCGAACGTAATGCGTAAGCCACAAGGCGCCGTTACCTTTAGCGGTACTACGGTTACTATCGCTGATACTGGTCTGGCCGCAACCGACCAAGTTATCGTGCAAGCGTTCACCAGCCCGCTGTTCTAAGTTGGTAGCCTTGGGGCGGCTTTGTAGCCCCACAAGATTTTAATAAAGTCAGGCTTTCTAATGGACGTAGCAACGATTGTTCAGCGAGTCATCGACCTCGGCCTGAACGAAAACGCCCCCGATACTGGTTTGCAGGCTAAAGCCCTCGGCTGGGTTAATAATGCTTACAAAGAAGCCTATAACGTAGCAGCTGCTTATTCTTGGGTGCGCTTATACGAAACTAACACTGTTACGATTACCAACGGCGTCGGCACTTTACCCTTCTACCCCAAGCGCCTGATTTCAGTGGTTGATGTTCCCACTAAGCGTCCCTTAAAGCAATCTGACATCGGATATATCCTGGACATTGACCCAGCGCTTGAGAGAACAGGCAATCCTGCACGTTTCTACACCGAGGGCGACACTACCATCAAGACCCATCCTAAAAACGATACTACACTCAGCTACGCCGCTATTAGACAGCCTGCTGAACTTGCTTTGGATAGCTCTGAAGCTGACATCAAGATTCCGCCTCAGCACCACGAGCTGCTTATCTGGGCTGCCTTACCTGAGGCTATGATGTATGAGCGTGGGTTTGGGAATGAAGGTCTGCTGCAGGTAGCCAACGCGCGTAAAACGATTTTGATGGATAACTACATGCGGGAAATGCGTGAAAGCACTGCCCGTGCTCCACAACGCACAACTTACCAAGAGTTCTAATGCGCCAAGCGACTTATAACAACGTCGTATTTCCTGCTGCTAAGCAGCTTATGAACACGGCCACTGCGCCGCAAGCTCTTAACTCTGCTTTTGCTCAAAACATTACCAATATGCTGCCTACCAAGGGCGGTACTCTGGCTATCCGCCACGGCACTGTAGCTTTGGGCAGCCCTACCGGGGATGGTAATATCATCGAGATTATGCCGTTTGTAAAGCCGGACGGCACAAGTCAGGTATTGGTTTACACTGACAACGGTAAGATTAAGCTGTTTAACGAAGGTTTAGGGACTTACAGCGACGTTAAGACTGGCCTCGACACGGACGGGCTACCGTTCTACACCGAGCACCTGCAGGGTGGCGTACCGTATCTGGTTATCGTCAACGGTATTGACCATAACATGATTTGGGATGGTACGACCATTACCAATATGTCTGAATATG